CACGATTTTGAATAGCGCTTCTTTAGAACCTCGCAGCCGCACAATCTCGTCTCTGGCAGCACACAACATATCGTCTACGCAAGCGTTCGTCAGCCGTTCCACAATGTCGGCGGGTTGGTCAGTCATCGGACAGGGCCGCCTTGGCGATATTGATCGCTCGGGGGCAATCCATCCCAGAGCCTGCACCGTAGGCAATTCGATGCAAGGCGGTTCGCAGCCTGTCGATCTCGCCAGCACAGCGCTTACAAGGCACACCGATGCGTATTCCATGATCGCACATTCGTCTAGTAATCATATGATAGTTTCTACGGCATGATCGTCAGTTAATTCGATCCGGATGCGCTTCCGTGCTGCACGAATAGCGCCACGTAGCGTGTAAGCGTCGCCATCCCATTGGGACCTACCCCTACCCAGTATCGTCGGACCAGTAACAACCCAGCCCCAACGAAGCACGTCAGAATAGCCATTAAAGCCAGTATGTCGCTGCCACTTGTGGCGCTCTTGAAGTTTGATCGTATAATCGTCAGTGGTTGTAGTCATGTTTACGACTCTACCAGACGGGTTCCCACATGTCAAACGGAGGTGAACCCTGCACGGTATCCGGCTCCCAACCTCACAGGAGTTGTTCCGGTCCACGGTACCGTATTGTGCAGGATTCTAATCTACTCTAGAGCTAACTTTTGGCCATCTTGCCGTGGATCAGCGTTAGCGGCTGCGCTACATACTGTAGTAGATCATTCGTACCCTGTCAAGTACTTTTCGACCGCTGCCAAATCAACGTCATCCCTAATAGACATAGTGCCGTGCTTGACGGTCCTTGGTTGTCCGGCTGCTGCCTCAGCGTAGCGACGTTCAAAGTCGGCGTGACATCTGCGGCACACGAGACCTCTTCGGGCCTTGACCTTCTCCGTCCCCGACAGGCACTTGCCTGTGTGGATGCGGATACAAAGTCCCTTGGTATTCGGCTTACTCATGCGTCTATCTTCGCCTTGTTCCAGTGTTGCGATGAGGACAGATGCCAACCATCGCACTCTGGTTCGTTGCAAGCGTATGGTGTGAAGCTTACGCGTTCTCCCTGATTCTGCCGTCTGGCTAGGCTGATGAGATATGCTGCACGGTGAGCATTGTCTTCGCTGCCGTATCGCTTCTTCTCAACACCTAATGGGTTGTAGTGCGCTCGGTTTTTCATAGAGAGTGGTGGTACCGCGGGGCGTCGATCCCCGGACCTTCCGCTTTTCAGGCGGACGCTCTGCCAACTGAGCTACGGTACCTAGTGTGACTTAGTGTAGCACACGATCGTCACCGCATCCAGTAAGGCTTAGGCCCGCCGCTGTAGAGAACACATTCGCGGGCACGCTCAGCAATCTCGTCGTAGCCCTGGATAGCGTTGGTCCAGTATTCGACTTCACGCTCGTCGTACTTGGCACGGCGAACTCCGTCAACTTCTTCGAATCCGTAGAAGCAGTGTTCGATCTGAATCTTACGGACCCATCCTTCCACAGGGCGACGGGAGGACATGCCGGACATTTCGACGTGTACCTGCTTCGCCTGTCCTTTGAGCCAGAGATCCTGCCAGTGGTTGATGAGATCGAAGATTTCGTCTTCGTCTTTCTCGTTGCGTGCTTTGAGACGCTCAGCGCGACCCTCAACAGTCCACGTGGATCTCCAGTATGGAGGATTGACATCGAACCCTTCCACGTCCTCAACGTGAGTCATAGCGTGGTCACCCATGTAGCTGTGTCCGACAACTTCACGCGCTTTGGCGTACAGTTCGTCAGGCTCAGCGTTGGGATTGCGCTTTGCGAGCTTCTCAGCCCATCGCATAATGGGAGCAACCTTATCTGCGTTGCGCCTATCCATCACAACCTCGCGGGTGCGGTGCATGAAGTCAACGTTGGGATCTGCGGAGGAGTCATCCCATCCGTGGATCTCGATATCGTGCAGAAGTTCTCGTTCTGCGTTGCGTACGCAGTGGCGTACATTTCGTTTGTCGATCTTTGCTCCCTTGCGGGCGCTGGACGGTAGTATTCCTCGTCGCAGATCGCGTGCCTTATTCTTCCTCATGGCCAGGCCGTCCATGCAGTGGTTTCATATGTGTTGGTGGTCAAGGTGGGAGTCGAACCCACTCATCTGGTACTTCACACCAGCGCTAAATCCACATCAGCTACTTAACCGCAGTGGCCTTCCCATCCAGGATACAATCCCTTAGAGTTCGACCCTGTTTGGTGACTATGCTCGCAGATCTGCAAGCCACCCGAACAAGCTTACCGGCTCATCCACACTACTGCGCTAATGTTCACCTTGTCCCCGGTAAGAGCTTCGGTTAGTGCATCGTGAGGGATTTGAACCCCCGACTTCAACCGTGTCATGGTTGCACTCTACCCCTGAGTTAACGATGCTTAGCTGAACGAGTCCAGCTTAGCGATAATAGTGTAACACACATCTTGCGATCGTGTCAACCTACAATCACAAAAAGACCCCGCACCGTAGTGGGGGCCTCGCTGTGAATCGCGTGTTTAACCTGTGTGCGCTCTAAGCGCTATCAGGCACCCTGTAGCTGGATGGTGACGCTGAGGTCAGAACCAGCGGTACCGGATCCAACCTGATCAACGTCGATTTCTAGGACAGAGCCAGCTTCGATGACTGGAAGGTCAGTTGCGCCGAACGTCGTAGCGGTAGCAGTGGTAGCTGCATCCGTGATCGTTGGACGGTTGGCCTGCACAGTGTAGATGGTGGTACCATCGTCGTGGATGTCATAAATAAGGTCAGCGCCCGCAGGAGCGGTGCCAACATGAGAGGTCACACCAATAATGCGTGCACGCTGTGGTAGCACAAACGAAGTCGTGCTACCCGTGGAGATCGCACCGTCGATGGTGAGAACAACTAGTGTGTCGAGAAGTGTACCGGTAGACATTAAGGGTCCTGCCTTTGTTTCTGCTAGGCCACGCGTATCACAGCCTACGTGTTCAATATAGTAGCTCTAAGTGTGGCACGTTGATCGAAACAATGCGGCACTTGTGCTTACGGAGAACAAGGATTAGTGCATCTAGAGAGAATCGAACTCCCGACGAACTGGGTGTAAACCAGCCACTCTACCACTGAGTTATAGATGCTTGTGTTGTATATTGTAGTCGGCCCCCAGGGAATTGAACCCTGTGTTTCTGAGATATAAGCTCAGCGTCTCAACCAGTTGACTTGAGGCCATTGTAGTCACGATAGGTAGAATCGAACTACCGTTCCAACGTTATGAGCGTCGCGTTCTGCCATTAAACTATATCGCGTTATTTGTCGATGTTCAGAGAATCGAACTCTGCTCTTCCTGCGTTATCAGCACAGTCCCAACCACCAGCTAGAGCAACATCGTGATTTAGCAGGGTGACTGGGTATCGAACCCAGCTAGTCCGGTTTTGGAGACCAGACCCCGCAGCCAGCGGCCACCCTAAGCGACTACCGGTCCGGAATGCCTTCGCGGGTTTACGTCGTGTTTCTACTCTATCACACCCTCACGGGTGTGGTCAAGAACAATCTTAGTGATGTGCCCACTCCCACGTCTTTTTGACGAAATTATAGCGGGCACACCCCAAATCGCTGTCTTCCGGCCCGACGATAGGCACCTTGGTGAAGCTCACGGAGGCTCCAACGTTCAAGAAGTCGATCTGGATCTTAATGATTGCTTCGAAGTCGTATTTCGGGGGAGCCTTCCTGAACGCTTCCGCCATGATGACATCGTATTGTTCTTGCGTGACAGGGGGTCCGTCGTCAGGACCGAGTAGCGCTGCTAGATCTGACAAGGTTATTGTCCATTTCTCCGATTAATTTTCTGATTACTTTAAAACCCGAATAATCGTCATACTCGTAAACATGATCACACGGATCAAGGTGCTCGCGATCGTGGTGAGCTACAGCCTCAGCTTCCGAAATGATCGGACTGATCGCACAGTCATGCTCAGACATGAGATGCATAACCAGCACTTCTCTTGGTGTCGCTGGCTCTATCCACATTGGAATCTGCACTCCCTAGCAATCGAAGCGACAACAGCATTGTCCGCTTGTACTACCTTACAACACGCTAGTGTGTATGGAAACCAAAATCGCAGCTATCTGTAAACTCCCTGGTCAGTTCAGATCAAAGTTGTGTAGTTCACGAATGGCACCGGGCGGTATCCGTATCAATAGGAATTTGAAACGCTGGACCGGTAAGAATATCATCGACCGCTATAGCCCAATCCATCTTCTCAGATTCCCAACGCTCACTCATGCGCTTAATGACATCGTACGGAACCTGCTCGGCAGGTGGACGGCCTACCTGCCGCCTCTGACACTCTCCCACGCTAACGTGGAACTGAACCAAGGAAACGCCGACTTCAAGATCCCAAGCCAATTGCTTCCAAGGATCGAAGTGACCGTAGTTCAGATTGGTGTCATCGATAATGACAGACATGCCGGTTAGAAGCATACGCTCCACCATGTCACGCTGAATCTCCGTGACAAGCCTCTCCGTCTTCTTCGAGAATCGGTAACCCATAGGGGAAGAACCGTCTGGGATACACAAACGACGAATGTCGTCACGGTTGGCGCGACCAATAAGACCCGTGGTGCCAAGCATTTGGTCCTTGGCCCACGTGGTCTTACCGGACCCAGGGAGACCCTGAGTCATGTACAGTCGTTGTTCCATCATCCTACTTCTTCCGGATTACCAAACGGCACCTCATGTGCCGGGTAAAGTTCCTTCCACACTAGCTCACTGATGTCCTTGTTGTCAAGGAGACGGAAGAAGAAGTTTTTGTCCTTCATCTTGTTGACGAAGTGCGCAAACTCGCGACGATCAACAGTGCGCCCGTTGTTCTTCATAACCTTAGGGTTCGTGGAATGGCGCTGGAATTCCTTCACGACGCCACGAACGCGCTTGGCGTACGATGTCTCAAAGTAGTCTGCCTTTGCACGTACCCACGTGTAGAACTCTTCGGGTACACCGGCAGCCATGATGGCTTCGATGTCTTCGCCGGTCTTCACAAGTTCCCAGACGCGTCGCGCATTCATGCCCGTAACGAGACGGTGCATGGTCACGTAGTCGGCACGCTTGACCTTGAGGCGATGTGACTCGCCACCGGGCGTGTACCAAACCATGACTACGCCTTCGGTGTCATCATGCCCAGCCGAATTGACTGTGTGCGTGATGTCCTGAATGCCCATCTGCGGAAACTGTTCTGTGATGGAGCCTTCCCACCATTCGACTATTTCGCCGGGGTAAAGGTCGGAACCGTCCTCATGTCGAATTGCTCCGAGCATGATGAGATCCTCTTGGCCCTTGTAGTCCACAACGATGCGGTTCTCGGGGTAGATGATCTCAACCAGAGGCGTAACGCCTTCTGGCCAGAATCGGCTAAGGGCCGTCAGGAACGGAGCAAATTGCTCTTGCAGGTATGTGGTTGCCCACACGGCCTGCTCAGAATCGAACGAGCCTCGCGTGGCTACGCCAACGTGGCCTTCGTACTCGTACAAGATGCCCAACGAGCCGTCAAGCTTATCGAAGATCTGTGCCGGGTAGTCAGACACAACGATCTGTGGCTGCGCGTGATCGCCCAGGTTGAAGAACTTCTTGAACGGACGAGCAACGATGTTGTAGTCCGCGTCAAGGATGAGTCCACGACAAGCACGTGTCGCAGAGTTCCACAGGTCGGCGTGAATGACTTCCTGCGTGTAGTTGTAGATCGTCAAAGGCAGAGTTGGATGAGTCTGGGTTCGAATGAACCCTTCCTCAATCATACGCTCAAGCAAATCGATCTTGAAGATGGCACTTACGTGTGTAGACATACTTGCCAGCTTAGCAGCAGATTAGGCGCTTGTCAACGCTCCGTGTGCCTCATTGTCGCAGAACCCATCGTGGCGTGCCTTGCGGTCACACAGTTGCGGCGTTTCGACTTTGCTCACGTATCGGAATCCTACGACGTAGTTACACGTCGGCCATGTCGGCGTTTGTGGAATCCGTTCCTTCTTGACTGGTTTGGCTGCCATCGTCTTGTCTCCTGAACTTGTAGTTGAATTCTTGGTCACTCAAGAATAGTGGCTTGTCCGCTTCCTGAACAACAATCCATGAACCTAGCGCAAGAGAATGCTCCTGTCCATCATATTCGAATATTACGGAAGGTCCGGGTCCCTTCAGATGGTTAACGTCGAGTCTGTATTCTATGCGAGCGTTTCCGCCTAACAGGGACAACGCATTGCTAATCTGTCCGGTGAGATCTTCCGGGAAAGTGAACCCATGTCGCACCAACGTGAACGTGGATAGCTGAAGTGCCCAGAATCGGGGCGGATTCTGGACATACTCTGGAACCTTAACAGTGCCGCCGCCTCGCTCGGTATCGAAGTCCCACACTTCTGGCGCTCTATCTCTCATTCTCGTATCTCCCCATCATTTAAGGCAGCCCATACTTCTTTGTATAGGACATCCAAATCTTCTTCTGATTCCTGTAGATGCTTCTTGACCGCATCGCGTCCGTTGATCTTCCAGCCGCCGTACTCGTGCCAGCCGCCAGACTTACTCACGATGCCCAATTCGACACCCACGTCCAGAACCTCAAGGGCGAAACAGATGCCCTCACCGAACACGATCTCAAACTCGGCCTCCTTGAACGGAGCCGCAACCTTGTTCTTCACAACCTTAACTCGGGTCAAGTTAGAAACGGCTTCGCCGTCGCTCTTCTTCGTTTCCTTGCGACGCACATCTAGACGCACCGAAGAATAGAACTTCAAAGCGCGACCGCCAGGGGTAGTTTCCGGAGAACCAAACATGACACCGATCTTCTCGCGGATCTGGTTGATGAAGATCAAAGACGTGCCGTTCTTAGCGGCATCTCCCACGACCATTCTCAACGTCTGAGACATCAATCGGGCCAGTCGCCCAACGTGAGCGTCGCCAATCTCACCTTCTAGTTCAGCCCTAGGCACTAGGGCCGCAACCGAGTCGATCACAATACACCCGACCTCACCGGACTGTATGAGACGGCGCATGATCTCCATCGCCTCTTCAGCGTGTTCCGGCTGCGACATCAGCAGAGCGTCTACGTCAACGCCAAGAGCCGCTGCGTACAGCGGATCAACGGCATGTTCAGTGTCGATATAGGCGCAAATCTTTCCGGACTTCTGCGCTGAAGCTATGACGTGCGTAGCTAGCGTAGTTTTGCCGGATGACTCTGGGCCAAATATCTCAGTGACACGACCTAGCGGGAGACCGCCGACTCCAAGCGCTAGATCGAGTTTTAGAGAGCCTGTAGAGAAAGTCTCTACGTCCATTTGAGTGTTCTCACCCAAACGCATGATAGCGCCTTTGCCAAAGTCTTTTCGGATTGAAGCAAGTGCTTCATCTAGTGATGGCAAAAGGGCCTCCATAGCTCGTATAGAGATAGTCTAGTTGGCCCTTATAGGCGTGTCAATTAATACCAACCACGGTTTTTGCTGTGAGACCAAGCACCCTGTGGGCTGCCGTAGCGTTGCTCAATGTAACGTGCCATAGCTTCGATCTGCAATGCCGGATCGGTTGTCTTAGCGATGCCGGTGCCTGCCCACGTCGAGTTCAAGAACTGACCTATGCCGAACGTTGTGGAGGATCGGTTCTGCGCAGTTTCACAGCCGCCTGATTCCTTTGACGTTAACAACATCCAGGCGTTCCAGTCATGCCCTGTCCAGTCACGTTCCTGAGCTACGTCCCACATCAACCACCAGTTGGCTGCGTGAACGATACCGCACGTGGGGCCGTAAGGTCCGGAGACGGGGTAGGCCCATGTGTCGGGAAGGGGAGGTAGTGTTGTTGAACGAATTTGTTCAATGTCTTCGATCTGCGCAATGGGGAACATCTCATCGGGGGCGAAGGCGTACTCACGTTCAGGGAGACCCAACTCGCGCTCTCGCATGTAGATGCCTCGCTCACCGTCTAGGTTGGTTGTTCCGTCGTCAGTTGTCCATTCGGCAATGACCACGGAGTCTTCTTCGCTGATGTCGAATCCGAATAGGCTGTAGTAGTGCGTGGCCTGGTTTGGGGTGCAAGCCGAAGCGAGCATGATGAGGCCAACGGCCGAGATTAGTAGTCTTCGCATGGTGTTCTCCACTTGATTGTAGGCCATAAGGCCACTAGAATACGTATTGAGGTAGCCTATCACATGACGGAGCGTAACACAATGGTAACGTTGGAATCTTTAACCGAAAATGAGAGAGAAGATCTCCAAACAGCATGCAGGGCTTGGCAAAACAGGGATAGTGTGACACCTGTCGCAACTCCTGCCGTCGTCGCCTATATGATCTGGGATTACGAAATGTCTCTACCTGACGCTGGGGCATTACCTGCCCCAGTGAATGTCGTTGCCGTAGACGCGTTCATTACCGTCCAGCACCACATGTGGGAGCTGCTAAAGCCGCTATATCAGACCCTAATGGAATTGGACGCCGAATACATGTCCGGTGATACCAACCAACTTGCTCACTGGCGCTTTGAGCCGTGGGCTGAACCGTTGATGAACATGTGGGCACGTGATCTAGATGAGTCCATGACCCAAGCCTACGAGTGGCTAGCGATTCATGGATAAGCGAGGGCCTTACCAGAAAGTGATTCGGGCCGAACGTGTCGGAGACATGGGCAGAGGCGTCCAATACTTGGTTGAACTAGAGTGTGAACACATCTTGAAGCTAACAAGGAAACCCCCGAGAGACCGGGTGTGCTGTGTCGAATGCACCAAGATCGTTGTTGTTGAAGAACCAGTGATCGACATGGATCCGCTCCGTGACGCCGCCCACCTCGCTTACAAGCTGAACATCGAACCGTCCCAGGTTGATGTCTACCCCGGTGGCGCACATATCACGTTGGATGTCTTCCAGCTTAAGCGCTTGCTCTCGTAAACCGGTGCGCGGTCCTCTCTGATTCCAAATCGCTCCCCGACATGCGTAACCGTTCGTAGCGATCGTCTTTTGATTTGCGAGTGTTACCGCAGTTCGTGCATTCTGTTCCCAGTGGGATTTTGTAGCTCATATGCTAACCTTATCAAACGTATGGGTTCTGGGGCAGCATTCCTCACCCATTGCGTCTGACATGGAGTTATCCGACTGCAATGAAACCCGGTATCCGGTGTTTCTAATTTGGTGTCCTACGAAGACGCTTTCCAACATGAGCTTATGGTTTCACTCATGCCACGCTCCCCAGCTTTATAGGCGCTGGAATCCTGTCTGTTGAATCCGCTTGGGTTCTTGCTAGATTCAAATCCGCGGTTCAAGCACTAGTGGCTCGCGTGCAGTGTCCGGGGGTTCTCCAACCCTGGGTCCGGAAATATCGTGCGCTTCATACCGTCGCTCTTCACCACGAACACTACCCGAGTATCGTTACGTGTTGGTAAGTTGTGCCTTGTAAGGCGTCATTTACGCTCGCGTGTTCCCTCATTGGTCATTCGTAGGCTGTGTATGTCATCGACCCTTGGCCGGATTTCTCTATTTTGGCGGTCTCCTATGTTGCGGTTTGTCTGGTAGGTTAGTGATCCTCATTGTGGGAGTCAAGGGGTTGACGTAGGTGTCTATGTGGAATAGAATTTCAATAAACGACAGGGGAGAGCGGCATGATGAGGTTACTGGTGTGAGCGTATTCGGGTTACCAGACTGGTTCTCCCAGGCACCGTGTAAGGAAGAATCAGATCTGTTCTTCTCCTCTAAGCCATCTGAGCAACGCAAGGCTGTCGCTATTTGTGATACCTGCGAGTTGCTCGACGAGTGCGACAAATGGCTCGCTCACTTCCCCCAAGAGTACGGCGTCTGGGCAGGTAAAACGCCTGCGGAGATACGTCGTCTATACGCTTGACGTAAGATGAATTCGGCATTAGGATAACGGTATGGATGTAAAAGAACTGGCCAAACGCCTAGACTCCGTGACCGCCTTGCTGTACGAACTCGTTGAGGATATCGATGAGAACGGCCTTGTGGGCGGCAACGAAGAACTGGCGCTCGCCGCTGCGCTATTCCACGGTTTCTTGGATCACGCTAAAGAAGCAAAAAGCTACGTTGACACTGAAGCTATTAACCGTATCGAGTACACACCGGTTCCCATCGAAACTGATGCAGGAACGGTCGAAGTGCAGGGCGGTAACAAGCGTAAGGGATGGGACCACGATCGTCTAGCGGGCATCGTGATTAAGCGCATCCTTGAGTCATCTATTGATTTGGATACGGGTGAGCGTCTGTTGTCTCCTGAGGAGATGATTCAGGAGTTCCGAAAGTACGTGGGTGTTGGCTATTGGCGCGTTGGAGCGTTGAAAGACATTGGCCTTACCGCTGCTAATTATTGCGATGAGACGGTTGGCCCTAAGAAGGTCACTGTTACTAACAAGGAAGAGAAACTATGACGACACTAACACAGGCAGACCTATTGAATGAAGAATTCCCCGAGGGAGTGCTTGGTTCTTTGCCGAAGGGCGGCAAGAAGTTGTCGTTCGTTCCGGTTGCGGAGGTTATCCAGCGTCTGAACAACGTGTTGGGAGCGGGCAACTGGTCTTACACAGTTGTTGAGCAGTGGCGCGAGGATGACATCAAGGGCAATCCGTGGATTCTTGCTCACGTCTCGTTGTCGGCCACGATCCTTACGAATGGTGTGGAATCCCGCACAACCCGTTCTGGCATTGGCGGCTACGATCATAGCAACAAGGGTATGGATCTCGCTGACGCTTACAAGTCGGCTGTGTCTGAGGCTTTGAAGAAGGCTGCCCAGACGTTGGGCGTTGGCTTGCATTTGAGCCGCAAGGAAGAGGCTATTGCTATTGAGGCTATGGCCGCTGAGTCGGATCGCCCACGTGCGGATGTTGCTGCGGTTGAGGCATTCAAGGCTGAGATGGCCGATCTTTCCGATTACGTGAAGGGTGAGGTTAAGGTGAAGGCTCGCGAGATTAGCGCTAGCTGGACTGATATGACTGAGGCTGACTTTGGTACACTTATCGGTGTCCGTGAGAAGGCAATCGAGAGCGAGCAGCAGTCTGAGTTCAACGGTGGAGATTACGAAGAGACCGCTTAATGGCGTACGACGTACCAGCGTACTTCTCCCCATCTTCGTTGTCCTCATTTCTTCAGTGCCCGCAGCGGTTCTACTACGAGAAGATTGAGGGCCGAAGAGGGGCGGATACGGAAGCAACCATCCGAGGTAACTTTGTTCACGAGGTGCTTGAAGTTCTTCTAGAGCTTGACCCTGACAAACGTACCTTGGATGCTGCGCGTTCGCTGACTCGTTCGTTGTGGGAGAGCACGTGGGCTGAGTCTACGGCACAGCTTAGCATGAGCGATGAAGACCTACGCAAGTTCCGGTGGAGCGCGTGGTGGTGCGTTGAGAACTACTTTGAGATGGAGAACCCTGAAGAGATCATTCCGCAGGGCCTTGAGGTTGAGGTTCAGGGTTTGATTGAGGGCGTGCCGCTGTTCGGTATCGTTGACCGTTGGGTATTCGATGAGGACGGCAAGATTGTCGTTCAGGATTACAAGACGGGCAAGGTTCCTAAGTCGCAATACTCTGGCGAGAAGAAGCTCCAGATTATGATTTACGCTGATCTGCTAGAGAAGCAGACTGGGTTGGAAGCTTCGCGCATGGATCTCCTCTACGTCAAGGACGCTAAGGTCGTGTCGTACGAACCCACGGCAGAGCTTCGCGAGCACACACAGGTTACGATTGCTAACGCTTGGGATGAGATGACTTTGGCTTGTGAGTCAGAGACGTTTCATACGAGAACTGGTCCGCTGTGTAACTGGTGCGACTTCAAGCCTGAATGTCCGGCGTTCGCATGAACGAGTACATGGATGCTGCGGCTGCGCAGGTATTAGGAGAGGCTAATTTGGTGCAGATTCAGTTGCTGCACGATTATCCTCTTCAGTGGCAGGCCGCTTTGGAGATTCTGATTGATGAACTTCGTGGAGCTATAGTTGGGTACGATGCTAAGCTTGCTGGTATTCCGGAGACGGCTACCATTGAAGAGCTGCGCAACGTTCCCGCTGATCGCCATCGTAGAGAAGCGAACAACCGATTGTGGTTGGCTGAGAAGGATTTGGCTGTCGTTAATAGGCTTGTTGAAATTGAGGGAGGCCGTGCCGATAGTAGGGTGTACACTTTGCTGTTGAACGCTATTAAGCGTCACCAGTCTTTGGTAGATGCTCCATCGACGGCGGACCTGGCGCTGTACGAATCTCTAAATGGGCGTTGGGGCTTCGAAGGCATTCTAGAGGAACTAGGGGAGACGTTATGAAGGTAGGGTTCGCAACCGTAGACTGGTCACGCACCATGCAGGACGCTAACGGTGTCCCTGTAATGGGAGGCTCTGGACACATCCGCATCGGTCAGTACCTTCCTCATTTAACGATGGATCATGTGGTTGGTGCTCCAGCGTTCGATTGGGACAAGGGGGTGTTTGGTGTTCACTTGTTAACGAACACTGAACAGTTCACCGACCCGAGCGATCTGCTTGTCACTGATACGACTGATGACGACTTCGTGTGGGACTGCGACATCATTTACCTTCAGCGCAACATGCATATCAGCATGCCTGACGCTATCATTGAGGCGCGCAGTAACGGCCAGATCGTCGTCAACGACGTGGACGACTGGTACTGGGGCTTACACAAAGACAACCAGGCGTACTGGACTACAGATCCTGAACTGAACTGGGAGTACAATCGAGCACATTACAAGAAGGCACTTGAGGTTTCCAGCGCTGTGGTCGTGTCTACCCCGTTTTTGAGGGACCGGATCTCACAATGGAATCCCCGCACGTATACGCTAGAAAACCATATTGACATTGAGAAGTTTAACGGTCAGCGCAGATTTACCGATGGCTCTACTGAGGAATTCGGCCGGGTAGGGTGGACTGGTTCTACTGCTCATCGTTCCGGCGACCTTCGGGTGCTGCGGCCGTTCGCCCGACAGTTCGAATGGACTCACTTAGGACACCACGAAGATCATCCTTTCTTCACAGGAGTAGTAGGCATAGAGGAAGCGCATACGTTAGGTATGGCTGAGTACTCCGAGTATGCTAAGCGATTTGAGTTCGATATCGGGGTTGTGCCGTTGTCTAAGAACCCGTTCAATGATGCTAAGTCTGCTATCAAGGGCATGGAGTACGCTGCGGCCGGGGTGCCGTTTGTGGCTTCTGAAACCGATCAGTACAACCGTCTGAGAGATTTCTACCGTGTCGGCCTTACGGCACGCGGTACGCCTGATTGGATTCGCCGTTTGAAGCGATTGTCTGCGTCTCCATATTTGAGGGCTGAAGTGGCTGAAGAGAATTGGCACAACTTGCAGCGACTAGACGTGTCCATTGGCGCTATCAAACTTAAGGATCTTCTGACTCCATGAAACGCACACCTCTTACCCGTAAGACTCCGATGAAGCGGAGCGACAAAGGTCTCAAGAAGACTGAATTGAAACGCGGCGGTCGGCTACGTCCGCGGTCCAAGAAGGCTGCTGCTAAGCACGTGGACCGCAAGAAGCTTGTGGCTGACCTGATGGATACGCACTCCACGTGTCAGGCGTGTGCTGCGTGGGCTACTTGGGACGGGGTGCCGTCTGGGCACCGGCCCCCTGTGGATGCCCACGAGATGGTGTTGCGGTCACAGGGAGGAGACATTCTGGATGAGAGAATCATTCTGTGCGTCTGCCGTCCGTGTCATTCGCGCATTGATGACACCCCGATTGATGCGGAGCTACTAGGATTGTATTTGCGGAGCTACCATTACAAGGAAGAGCATATTGCGGAGGCGCATCGTGTTCGTGAGTCGTGGGCTAACGGTCAGCCTGACGAGCCGTTCTATTTCACAAAGGGGCCTGACGATGAGTGAGAAACGCACGCAGCTTGTTGGGCTAGACATCAGCCTTACGTCCACGGGCATTGCTACGGAGGATGGTGAGTTCAATGTGTTCACTGTTCCGGCGAAGTTCAATCACCCTCAAGCTAGGTACGATTACATTTTAGGTGAGATCTTTAACCACGTGTGTAGTGAGTCCGTTGTGGCCATTGAGGGTTACGCTTTCGCTAAGCAATCCTCTCATGCTCACGCTCAAGGCGAACTGGGTGGAATTGTTCGTCGCTATCTGTGGCAGAACCAAATCCCATTTGTGGAAATTCCCCCTACCAGTTTGAAGAAGTTTGTTACTGGTAAGGGCAATTCTAACAAGACTGACATGGTGTCTTCGGTGACTTTGCGCACGGGTCGCGAGTGGACCGGTAAGGGCGCTGACGATCGTGTAGATGCGTGGGGCCTGCGGCAGATGCTTATGGTGGCGTATCACGGTAGAGGTGATTATGATTGGCATGCAAAGAATCTTGAAGCCCTGGACAAACTAGACTTCACAGTATTAGGATAAGGGTATGAACAGTAGAAGAGAAGGTTGGGACGAGTGGCAGCCAAATGAGAACCGGACTCGAAACGCGCCTATCACTCAGACTGATGTTGAAGCAAACATTCTGGCTCTGACAAAGCAGTTGGATGAAGAGACTACGGCGTACGAGACGCTTACGGTTGATCATGCCGAGAAGGAAGCTGACTACAAGAAGGCATGGTTCACAGAGTACTTGAGCGCCCAGGGTGCTGTTAAGGAACGTGAGTCTATGGCTGGCTACAAGAACGCCGACCTGTATCGTGAGGCTCAGATTGCTGAGGCTTTGATGAAGGCTAAGCGGGAACGTTTGCGCGCTATCTGCACATCTCTTGATTCTTTACGCACTATTGCAGCTAACGTGAGGGCACAGACATAATGGGAATCTACCGTAAACTGCCAGTCGAGATTGAAGCATATCGGCTTCCTCCTGGCATGAATGACGACTGTGCGCATCAGGCATTTGTGCTCTCGTGGATGATGGGTCACGATTCGTCTATTATCCCCGGTGAGACCATCACTGTAGGAGAAGAGGGCTGGGACATCACGACGCTTGAAGGCGTCATGCGTGCCGACTATGGCGATTGGATTATTAAGGAACCGTTCCCGACTGGCGATCGGACGTTCTACCCATGCAAGACTGGCATTTTCGAAGCGACCTACGAAGAGGTTTTAATCAGATGAGTCAGACGTATCCGCCCGGATCTCATATCCCAGGTAAGGAATCAAAGTGCTCGTGGACCAAGGTGCTGAACCAAGGCAACGAGTGGGTCTGTAACCACGGTTGGACGAGTCTCGGCCACCCCAATGGGTACTGTGACCAAGGGTGTTGCCGATGAGTGAGCACCAGATTGCTGAAGCTCTTATAGAGCTTGCTGTGCCTGTGGAAGCGTTGACGCATCTACCCGGCAACCCGCGACGTTCCGACATCGACGCTATCGCAGAATCGTTTATCGAGTTCGGTCAGCTAGACGCCATCATTTGCGTGCGCGACGGAGACGACATAGTTGTGCTATCAGGCAACCATCAACTCAAGGCAGCGCGCGACGTTCTCAAGTGGACACACATAGCGGCAGCGGTCCACGATCATTTAACCCCCGAACAAGCTATGGCTTTTGCTGCGCTTGATAACAACTGGCACAACGTAGGCGATATTGACGAGACTCTTCAGTATGAACTGATTGAGGCGGCTGGAGATAGTGCCCACACTACGTTCGATGCTGTGGGTTGGGATGACTTCGCTATTGCTGCTATGGAGAATTCTGCGGTCCTTGACGCTATCCAAGAGTCGGTGGATCACAATTCGAATTCGGGATGGAACGCTCCCGTCATGGCTCCACTAATCGATCCGGATGCACCGCCCAGGAACATTCCGGATGATGCTACGCCCGAAGAGGCAGCCGTTGGGTTTGAGCCGCAGGTAGATACGAACACGATTGTAACGCAGGGATCTCCTTCCACGTCTAGGTCGGGTTCGTCTAACGCTGTGATGCAGTACACGTTGGCATTCGATGGCCCTGAACAGCAGACCACATGGTACGCTTTCTTGCGGTTCATCAAGGAGTCTGCGGTGTATGAGGGCGCTACGACGGCCGAGCAGTTGATTGCGTTTATTGAGGCGCATTCTGAGGTTTGACATAGGCGCTGACTCGTGCTAGAGTTTCTAGTATGAGAGCACTTGTTTCTGTCCGTACTGTAGATTCTGTCCATCCCATTGAGGGGGCCGACGCTATTGAGCGCGCCCGTGTGGGCGGCTGGGACGTGGTGGTTAAGAAGGAAGAGAATTACAAGCCCGGCGATTTGACTATCTTCTTCGAAATCGATGCTGCCCTTCCGTTGGATGGGTTCTTCGGGTTCTTGGCTAACCGGTCTCCGAAGCGTAACGTGAATGACAAGACTTGCCATGTGGTTCGTACTGCGAAGCTGCGGGGGGTTGTGTCGCAGGGTCTCATGGTGCTGCCCAAGGATCTGTTCCCGTACCGCCTTGAAACCGACGACGATGAACCTTGGCTTGTAGAGGGCAAGGATCTCACAGCGCTGATGTTTGAGCAGTACGGCGTCACCAAGTACGAGGCTCCCCTTCCTGGGCAAGCTGGCGGCACCACGCCTAAGGGTAACTTCCCGAATGAGCTTGTTCGTAAGACTGACTCCGAGCGAGTTCAGAATCTCGGCAACCCTTGGGGTAAGGTTCCTTCCCACGAGGTTAAGGAAGGGGACAGAGAACGGGTCCGAGAAATGTATAGTGTGTGGGACGAAATACAGAAGCACAAATGGATTGCTTCCGAGAAGATTGACGGAACGTCCGTTACGTTCATTAACACCATCGACGGGCTGATTGTTTGCTCGCGCAACTGGATGCTTAACGACGGCGAAAATCTGTACTGGAACATGGCTCGCGAGCACGAGCTAGCGGACTTTATGCCCATCGACACGTACGTGCAGGGTGAGATCTATGGCGAGGGAATCCAGAAGAACCGCCTGGGAGTCAAGGGTGTCCATCTGGGCGTCTTTGCCAGCGGCTTCGTGCACGGTAAGGACGGCGATTGGGTCGATCTAACTTTGCCGTGGGTTCCTGCCTATGACCTAGTTCTTCCTGCCACGATTGATGAGGCAGTGGAGCAGGCTAACGGTATCAAGTCCAAGATTTCTAAGGACCGTCTCGCTGAGGGCATTGTGTGGTGGACTACTTCTCCTATCATTGGTCTTGGGGATCGTCCGAACTTTAAGGCTATTAGCAACAAGTATCTGTTGAAGGAGAAGGATTGATGAGCGAATGGTCTGGTACTACTGAGTACAGTAGGGTTCAGTTTGATGACGGCATGGTGTTGTGGTCTGTGAAGTTCATTCCCGTGAATACGGATCCGATGTGGAGTCAGGTGAATGGTCCTGGGTCGGGTGCTGATCCGGCTGGATGGGAGCGGCATGTTGCTCTGGAGGCAGCGCACGTGAAGTGTGCGGCTGCGTACGGTCCAGTCATCGTAGAGGGGTTTGTTGAGGAACGAGATGGGGTTTAGCGCTAGTGGGAACGTCGGGTACGGCGTGCTCCTTCCAGAAGAGTGGAGCGATAATGATTCTGTCTTCGATCCGTTCGGCCCAGGCATGGAAGAGGAGCTTGAGGAATTAGGCGTCGAGTGGGATTTCACGGGCGACTGTACCCGTCGCAGCTCGTATACCTGTGGACTTCTCCTTGTCACAGATAGCCTCGTTGATCCCATTACGGTGTATGCGGGCCATGCTCCAAAGGTTGATATCACTTCAATGGCTGCGCGCGAGTTCAACTATCACGACACTATTCGTGCGGCGTTGAAGATCGTTCCACATTTCGATGCTGAGCCGGGATGGCTCATGTACGTAAAGTACGGGTAAGGGGCCAAACACCCACTCGTGTGGATAGCAGAACAGTTTGACTAGGAAGCGTATCCGCACTAGGATTATAGAAGGACTAGTGAAAGGATAGTAAAATCGCCCGGAGAAGGATGTTCCTTGACATTGATGTCGTGGAAGCCGCTCGTCAACGAATCCGCCACGTGTACGACACGTTCGATACTGTGTGTGTTCAGTTCTCTGGCGGTAAAGACTCAACAGCGTGCCTGTATCTCGCTAAAGAGGTACACGAGGAGCGCGGGCTTGGGCCTGTCAAAGTCATCTTCCGAGACGAAGAGATGCTGTCCCCATCCGTGCTTGAGTACGTCACCGAGGTTTCCAATTACGATTGGGTAGACATGGAATGGTACTGTCTTCCTCAAGGACAAGAGATTTGGGTTCTGGGCCGTCGCGAGTACACGATGCTGTGGTCTAAGCAACGCGAATCCGAGGGCCGGTTGTTCCGCCCCATTCCCGAAGGCGCTATCACGGCCGAATCGTTCGGCATTGATCCCACGAAGCCTATCCCACAGCCCATCGACTACTACACAATGCAAGGCAAGGAAGGCATGACGGCGTTCATTACGGGCGTGCGTGCAGCCGAATCTATGATCCGTCATCGCACTGTGGTGCAGAAGTTGTCTGAGAATTACATAAACCGACCGTATCGTCTTTCTAAGAAGATCCCGATGCGGTTTGCGAAGATCATCTACGATTGGAACGTGAACGATGTCTACAAATTCATTTCGGAAGAGCATGGCGCTTCTTACTGTGCATTCTATGACTATGCTGCGATGGGTGGAGCTAATCAGCGCGTCGGCATCCCGCTTCATTCAGTTGCATCTAGGCGAATTGGCGATGTGGTTCGTACAGAGCCTGAATTCTACGATCGTCTAGTTGAGTGCTTCCCTCAGATTGAGGCGCAGCGTCGTTTGTGGCCCGAGTTTGATATTGAGGCTCTGATTCAGTCGTATGCAGCGGACGGCTGGGATGGAGTCCGTGATTGTGTTGATGACAACATGTTGACGGATGGGATCCACCGCGAGGCGATGGCGTTCGTTGATAAGTGGCGTAAGAAGTATGTGCTTGATAAGCACAGTTACCCCATTGACAACTTGATCCGAACATTGATTCTAAATGAGTTCCATCACACAGCACCTACCCCTGTTGGTGGTAAGACCAGAGCACACACTGTTCGCATGCAGGCTCTTGCCGATGCTGACAGCCTAGACATACAGGATGACACCAGATGACAAGATCCACGTACGAAGCAGTAATAGCGACTATTGTTCCATCACCGTGGAGCAGCACGTACACCCTCAAGCCTGACATTCGTCAGATTGAGGCGTCGATTAAGCAACATGGTGTGATGGCTCCTGTCGTTCTCCGTGGTGACGATCTTACTATCATTGATGGGCATACTCGTGTCAACATTGCGCACAAGTTGGGGTGGGATACGATCTGGGCTGTGCACGCTGACGTGGACGAGATTGATGCCATGATCCTTCATCTTAGAATGAACCGTAACCGCGGCGATGCCGTGGCGCGCCGCGTGTCAGTGATTCTGCGTCGTATTTTGGCAGCTAACCGTTTCGATCCTAACGAGTTACGTTTGTCTCTTGGCATGACTAAGGACGAGTTCGATGTGCTGGCGGATGGCACGATTTTGAAGCACCGCAAGATTGCTACCGCTGAGTATTCGGCGGCGTGGGTGCCTTTCGAAACGGATACGGGCGAGGATATTCGTATCGAGCGACCCACGGGCAAGAAGGAACAAGTCTAAGTTGACTAGGATGTGGGACTGTGCTATAGTTCCGACATGATCGATAACACTTGGAAGTCCGAAGATAGAGGCGAGCGCACACCGTGGGGCACTGTTACTCACGACGATCACGAGATGGATCTTGTTCTTGTGCATCACCCGTCAAGCGCGTGTGAGGGCAATCATTGCAGTCTCCACAATCCTTCCGATCATCACATGGTCGATTGGGCGCTGAACTGGCGTGGTGACCGTGGCCTGATGGAACGTATCTGTCCACACGGCATAGGTCATCCGGACCCTGACGACATTGCATACAAGGAACGAAACGATCTTCCAGATAGCGAAGGCATCCACGGATGCGATGGCTGTTGTGCACGATGGGATGGAGAGTAATGACTATCTTGAACACTGCAATCAGGCTGGCGTTGGAATCGCACGCTGGCGATCGAAACAAGCACGACGGTGAGTTGTACTCCAAAGGCATGGCTACGCTGGGCGAGACCGCTTAACACATAGTTCATTCCTACCTCACGTTAATTAGTGTAGTGTACTGATTGTACAAACTAACTAACGTGGGGTATGATGAGTCACGCACTAGAGATGAACCAAGATGGCAGCGCTAACTTTGCTTACCGAATAGGAGGCGGCGCTCCATGGCACGGCCTAGGTCACGCCATTGATGGCCACATGACTGCCCCTGATATTCTTGAGATCTGCCAAGCCGACTACGAGGTCCAGCTCGTACCTGTCTATGCTAAGAACCCCGTTACGGGCGAGTTCGTGGAAGTGCCGGAGCGATTCGCTACTGGCCGACAGGATCCTCATACCGACGAGTTTCATCCGTGGGAGACCGTGAAGGGACGATACGCTGTCGTGCAGAACAGCGTAGTCCTAGATAAAGCTCTGGCTGTCGTTGGTGCCTCTCACGGCGATGCTGTGATGGAGACTGCTGGCGTTCTCAATGATGGTCGCGAGTTCTTCGCTACTATCGATCTAGGCACTGTAGTTATCGATCCTAATGGCGCAGCCGACTCTATCGGACGCTACCTGCTGATCCATACGAGCCACGATGGTACTGCTCCTATCACGTACGCCTGCACTGACATTCGCGCCGTGTGCGCTAATACGGTACGGTTCGGGAAGTCCGTAGCTAAGTCCACGTATACCGCACGTCACACGACAAACGTAGAGGGACGTTTGGATGAGGCCGGTGAGGTGCTTGGAATGTTCTCTGATTGGGCTGTAGCATTCAAGGCTGAGGCTGAGCGCATGCTTGGCGCTAACGTGCCTAAGGGATCTGGTAAGGTGGATGATGTTCTTGACGCTGTTTGGCCTGAGGTTGCCGCCGATACGGATCGCAAGCTACGTAATCGCAATGCTGTGGTGACTTCGGTCCGCAATAGGTTGGGTAATGCTCGCAATGCTGGCGGGTACGGATATAACGCATGGAGTCTGTTGCAGGCGATTACTGAGCACGTCGATCATGGTCGCGATGTTGACAGCGCTACTGCGGCGCAGCAGTCTATGAGCCTATCTGGTGCGGCTACTCTGGCTAAGGTCCGAGCGCACGGTGCCATCCACGATCTGGTATTGTCTTAAACAGCTCTAGTGGGCCACTTGGGCAATAAGCTAAAAAGTCGGTGTGCCGCGTAGTTCTTAGAATGTATACTTGTAGTGAGACGTAAATCGAGAGAGGCCATCGTGACCACATGCAAGTTTTGCGGAGAGCCTCTGAATACCAAGGAATTGGGCGTTTATCGACAAGTAACCGGGTGGTCTCAGATCAGGGCAACGGGCGGAAGCAACAGCCTTACGCTAACCAGCATACCGCTGGCGTGGTCATGCGCTCCGTGTATCCAGAAGGAGAAGCTAATCAAGAGCGGCCAGTATGTTCAGACCGAAGCTCTGTTCTTATTAGTACCTGTAGATGTTAGCACACGTAACGATACTTCTGACGAAGATCGGCATCATCAGTTGGGTTTCAACGGTTGGTGTCATTTTGGCGTTATCAGATACTATCAATGGCGCTATACTAGGAATACTGGTCGCCGTTCTTCTCGCGTTTCTGGCGTCATTGAAGAAGCTGGCGTTGTTGCTGATTAGGTTTGGTGAGGCTGTAGCTAGGAACAAAATTGAGTCATGGGCTGAAAGTCATGGCGTGGATCCGGAGGAAATTCTAGATGACTGACACCCCTAAGGCTAAGAAGCCGCCATCGATCATGCGCCAAGCGTGGGCTTTGGTAGCCATGATTGGCATCGTTATGGGTGGTAGCCTTTGGGCCAATTTCTCTGTGTACCAGCAGAATCAGGACATTCAGGAGATCTTGTCCGCTGTGGTGTTGCCGAATCTGGTAGATAGTTGGGACATCAGTGTGGACGGTGATGACAACGTATTTGAGATTGGTGAGATTATCACACTCAAGGGTGCCTTTGTGTGTGTTCTAACAGAGCGATTCTTGAAGATCCTCTTGTGCAGTTCAACTCATCTATCCGCCCTGTAGATACAGGCGGCATTGAGATTCCCCGCCAGCAGTTTCCTGCGCGTACCATTTCTGCATCTTGCGGACAGACTACCCCAGCGGGTCCGCTGTTTACCGAGTTCGGTGTGGCATGGACTGATGGTATGATTCGTGTTGCTACTGAGTCGATCACAGAGCCTACCGAAATGATCCTCCGTATCGACGTGTCGGCTCAGGGGTGGAAGACTGATGTAGCAGACTCTGACATCTTCATCGTAGTTGTGCCGTCAGACGATGATCTCAATCTTCCTTCGTAGTCCGCCGCCTAGGCCAGCTACGTAGTTGAAAGCGTGAACCGACGAGTCAACCTGATCGTCGTGGACTTCTCCCTCAGGGAATGAAGACATCTCATCGATGTAATCTGTGTTCCATGCTGCTCTTAGTAGCTTTACGTTGCCGTTAGCGACCGCAGAGGCCATAGGACGCGCACGAGTTTCCTTGTCTCCGGTAGCCTTCATGCCTTGGAAATCGAATCCGGCGAGCACATAACGAGCGTACTGGTCTACAAGGTTCTTACCGGCAGAACCCGGCTCCTCTTCCATACGGATCGGAATATCGATGCCGTCACGGATAGCTGTAGCCTGGATCAGCTTCTCCACGCCTTCACCGCTCTTGCGGCAACGCTGGATGTCCATGATGTATGCCTGTCCTTCGTGGAAGGCGGCTAGAGTGCCCACTGTCCAGTCAGGGTCAGGGTAGGACGGGTTTGGTTCAGTACCGGCGAGGTCCCAGAAACGTACCCAGACGGTGTTGGCGTTGAACTGAGGGAAGCTGTCTTCTTCTTCGTAGCCGACCGTGACGAAATCTTCACGCTTGAAGAGGCTACCGAGACTGGTTGCCCACCAGTCACCGAATTCTAGACGCTTACGCTCAATAGGATCAAGCTCTGCAAGCATCTCTCGGTACGATTCGTGATCGATACCAGGGTTGTCATACATGGTGGAGGGGATGAAAATGCGACCCTTTTCCTTGCCTTCAACGATGAATCGCTGACGGACCCAGTTGGGTGCGGGGTTGGTGGTTGCGCGCATCCTCAATGGAACCTTGGATAGCGGTCCGGTGCCCGGACGACGCAGACGAGAGAACAGGTAGGAGTAGTCAGACTGGCGGATCTCGGTAACTTCGTCCATCCCCACGAATTGGTACTCTGCACCCTTGTAACGTAGATAGTCGTTGACGTTGTTAAGGTAACCGAAGGAAACACGCGCTCCGCTGGGGAATGTGGCCATGTAGGTGTTGTTGTTCCAACGGACTTCGGGGAAGTCGCTCATCCAGTCCTTGAAACGGTCCATTAGGGCACCGGTTAGGTTGAGGTCAGCGAATGTGCGTCGGAAGAGAATGGCTGAGTAGCCGGGGACATCTACGAACTGGAGGGCTGCCATCAGGAGAGCGCTGGACTTGCCTCCACCGGCTGCACCACCGAATAGCACTTCTTTGTCTTGGGAGCGCAGAAAGAGCTTCTGTTTCATGGAAGGCTCTTCTACCCAGTATTCGGACGAGATGGGCTGTAGCCAGTCGTGAATGGCTTGCCAGTCTTGTTCTGAATTCTGTGTATCTGTCATTTCTCAGCTACAATCTATAGGGGACACTTGTTTCTGTCCGAGAATTGCACTATGGTATACAGCATGACACGTTCAACTATGACCGATAAGATCAATTCGCCTTCAGCGCCGTACTGGCTCGTGCTCGTTGCCCTTATACTAGTAGGTTTAGGTGTGGGTTTCTGGATACACTTCGGTGCCGGTCTCGCTGCGGCAGGTCTTCTAACTGGAGCATTTGCAATTTTGCAAGGGAGTGACTGATGGCGTGGAATACTGACGGTAAGAGTTTGGCTATTGCCACTAGGGCGCTTGGGACTCTTAGCGAGAAGCGAGTTCCTGTGGGTGCTCCAGCCGCTATGAACCGCTCTATTACTGACGGAACGCAGGGTTACCGTGATGGTTGGGACCTTGAGAGGGCCTATCGAGACGGCGTATCTAAGGTCACTTGGGTGTGGCGCTCCATTGACGCTATTGCGTCTAATCAGGCCAAGTTGCCGATGCAGCTCCGCAAGGACAATCGCGTAGACGGAGAAATCGTAAATGAACACGATTTACTTCGCATTCTGAATGATCAGACCAACAACGGTGAGAATTCGTTCATCTTCAGGTACCGCATGTCCGCTCAGCTTCTGATGAGCACACGTGGCGTGTTTGTCGAGGTTGTCAGGGACAAGTCGGGGAAGCCTATGGCGCTCAATCTGCTGCCTCCGCAGCACACTTCTCCTCTCCCTCACCCCACGAATTTCGTTAGAGGCTACGAGGTGGCGGTTCCCGGAACCAAGACACTCGTTCTAAAGCCGGAGGAAGTCATTTGGATTCGACGACCACACCCTCTGGATCCTTATCTCTCTATGACTCCCATGGAGGCTGCTGGCATTGCTATTGAGATTGAGCTTCTCGCTAAGATGTACAACCGGAACTTCTTGCTGAACGACGGCCGTCCTGGTGGATTGCTTGTTCTGAACGGCGAGATTGATGAAGACGACAAGATGGAGCTTCAGCAGCGTTTCCGCGGTAACATTTCAGGTACCGGTAAGATCGGCGTTATCTCGTCTGATGACGGTGCTCAGTTCTTGGATACTGCCGCCAACCCACGCGATGCCGCCTACGTGCAGATGCGTGAGCTTACGAAGGAAGAGATTCTAACGGCGTTTGGTGTGCCCGAGTCTGTACTTGGTAACGCTTCCGGGCGTACGTTCTCTAACGCTATGGAAGAGGGCAAGGTCTTCTGGATGGAGACTATGAAGCCTCACCTTGAGCTTCTGGCCCGTCCTCTCAGTCATCTAGATCCTCACCACTATGTGGGCTTCAATGTGAGTGAAGTTCCGATTCTGGTTCTTGCTGAGCAGGAACAGGCTCGTTTCGCTTTGGAAGAGTTCCGTGCGGGTCTAATTTCTACGAACGAGTACCGCTCGTCTGTTGGCCGTAAGAAGGTCGAATCCGATTTGGCTGATTCTCTGTTGGCTAACCCGAACCTTACCCCATTGGGTAACACGGAGAAGGCTACCCATCAGAACACTGATGTTGGTAACGGTACTCCTCTTGATGTCCAGGCTGGGCAGGCTCAACAGCAGACGGCTACGCAGTTCGATCCGAATACCGGCAACTTCGAAGACGCCGATGGCGAGGTTAACGAGGTCGGTGGTCGCGGCACGGAAGGAATTGAGCTTCCTGCCATTGAGGCACCTAGCGAGCTTACCGAAGAGGAAGCCGCTGAGGATGACACGGGTGGCCCTTTAGTAAAGGCCCTTCCAAGGGCCTCTCGGACAATTGGCGAGCTGATTGGGCAAGTTTAGAGGTAAAGGCTGATGCGCCTTACTCATCTTTTGACGGGATCACCACTAAGGTGTTTGAAGCCTACGTCGATCGGATGGAGAAGCGCACGCTTCGCGCCGTCCAGCAGCGCGAGGGTGATATAGCCCTTGGTGCTTTGTCGGCTGCTAGCGTGTTCTCGGTGCCGGTTGCTGACATCACGTTTAAGTCTCAGGTGCAGTTTATCATCAAGCGCATGATCAGTGAAGGCGCTAGGTCTGAGGGACGCACTTTGTCTCCCGAAGAGATTGAGTCGATGTCTGAGGATATTCTGCTTACTGCTGAGAAGGTCAATCAGACTACCTATAGTGATCTCCTGACAGCGTTCACTACCGCTCGCGAGGACAGTGACGACTTAGATGTGGCTGCTAAGCTCGTGTTGCTGACTTTCTTGATACGCAAGGTATTTGCTAAGCGTCGCAAGGAAGCTAGAAAGGCAGCGGAAGCTACCATCACCGGAGCTTACAGTTATGGAGCGTACACGGCGGCGACTCTTGAGGGCCGAATTTCGAAGACATGGGTGTCTCAGAAAGATAGCCGAGTCCGGTCTTCCCATGTAGCGCTTGACGGTAAGAAGGTTCCAATTGATCAGCCGTTCTACGTGAGGGGCGTACCCATCAGATTCCCTGGTGACCCGCTTGCTCCTATCGAGTTGATTATTCAGTGCCGCTGTTTCCTAAGATACAGTTTATAGAAACGGAATATAGAAACTCTCTAGTGGTCTAACCTCTACGAGAGATAAGCTACATACAGATTTGAAGGAGCGAATATGGCTGATACCCTCATACGACTGTCGCACATGACGGGAACCAAGGGTTCCGAGATTCTTGACGAAGCCCAAGGCATCGTTGAAGCTATCGTGTCTGGTGCGGGCAACAAGGACAGCGTTGGGGACATCGTTATGCCTGGTGCCTTTACGAAGAGCCTAGAAGATCTCAAGCCGCGAGTGGTTTGGGGACATGATTGGAACCATCCAATCGGTAAGGTGCTGGAGATCTATGAGATTCCAGGCTCCGATCCGCGTCTCCCGAAGAAGGCTAAGGGGTTTGTTACCGCTGCTCTCTACGTGAAGGTCCAGTTCAACCTACTTTCTGAAAAGGGCCGTGAGGCTTTCAGTATGGTGGCGTTCTTCGGTGAAGAGCAGGAATGGTCCATCGGCTACAAGACGACAAAGCAGCAGTACGATCCAATGGTGAAGGCTAACCGTCTCCACGAGGTCAAGTTGTACGAAGTTTCTCCCGTCCTACACGGAGCCAACAACCTAACGGGCACTGTGTCTGTTAAGGATGCCGAGGCTGATGTGGACATTGGCGAGAAGCAGACGAACATGATTCAGCGTCGCGAGACTCTAACTCGTGCTCTCGTGGGCCGTACGAAGTCCCCAGTTTCGCTGGTTGACATCAACGACGACGAATCTAAGATCGTTTATCAGACCGATGCGTCCGAGACGTTCTCCGCATCCTTTGCCGAGAAGGACGACGGAGAGATCCTATTCGGTAACCCCACGAAAGTCCGGTTGGAAGTACGTTACGTTCCTGAAGAGGAAGAGAAGAGCTTCGAAGACAACGCTATTGACCATGCTGATCTTGAGGAGAACGCTATCGTGGATATTAAGACTGGCACTTGTGAGTGTGGCGGTTCTTGCGGCGGCGGAGCTAAGGCTGAAGAGGAAGTCATTCCTGAAGAGGAAGTCGTGGTCGAAAAGGACGCTCTGGTGATTACCATTGAGAGCGAAATTGATCAGGACGAGCTTGAGAAGGCTTTCGCTATGCACCGGGTAACGGTTGATGGTAAGAACCTAATTCTCGATACAGAAGTTGACGAAGACAGCATGAAGCGAGAGATCGCCGTCTTACTGTCTGACAGAGGCGTAACAGCCATTTCCACTAGTAGACTTTCGTCTACGAATGAACTAGAGTAAGTCTCAGACTTAGGAGTGACAATGACGAAGAACGTGAATGACGATATTAAGGCCCTTGAGGCACTGTCTGCTCGACTAGCTGAGAAGGCTGCTGAGGCTGACACTGACGCGGACGGGGTGAAGGATGATGACGTTTCCGAGGATTCCGAGGCCGAAGCCAAGGACGAGAGTGAAGCCGAAGGCGAAGACGCCGAGCCTGTTGAAGGCCCTGAAGAGGCAGCAGATGCCGATGATAGCGACGCCGACAAAGAAAAGGAAGAGGTCGTTGAAGTGACCGTTAAGGCATCTTCTGACGATCTTCTGTCTCAGATGACTGATGTCGCTGAAGTTGTTCCTGAGATCAAGTCTGAGGACGAGTTCCTCTGTGGCTTCCAGCGCAAGAGCGTTGCACAGGCATGTGACTTCTGCCAGGGCGGATGTTCCCCAGATGAGGGCATGCCCGGTCTGAAGGACATTGAGGCTCTTGTGCTTGGACAGAACGAGGGCGCTGAGGTTCTATCTTCTGGCTACTCCAACGAAGACGACATCTTCATTGTTGATGTCAAGACGGCAGACGGCGATGCCCGCGAGTTCTTCCTTTCCGGTGACGGCAAGGAGCTTGGTTGGTTCGTAATTGACGAAACTGTAGCTGTCAAGTCTAGCGAGCCTGTTGAGATTATCTCCAGCGATGAGGCTTCCCAGATTGCTGTGAAGTCCATTGAGGGCGGCGGTCAGGTTATGGGCGTTGAGGCTGGATACTACGAAGACGAAGACGTTTACGTGGTCGAGATTGACGGCCCGGACGGCAAGTCGTATGACGTGTACGTTTCCACGGATGGCGATGCTTTGGCCTATGACGAGTTCTCGCCTACG